AGTACTTATGTCCTCTAAAGTGAGATTATAGGAACATTTAAGTTGCTTTATTGAAACTATTTTCTAAAAGAAGTTTGTATCTAATTATGAGTGGAGTTAAGGGTAAATCAGGTAGAAAAAAGAAAACATTAACGGCTACCCAGGCTAAACAAAGACTTCAAGCAGCTTTGCCGGGAGCGATTGAAGTTATCATAGAGACAGTGGAAGGCACAAACAAGGATAGAATGCGTTATGAAGCTGCTGTGGAGTTAAAGGATAGTGCCATAGGCAAGCCAAGACAACAGACAGATATAGACTTGACAGCTAGGCGTGAGTTTACTCCCGAAGAAGTACGTCTCTTAATGAGACAGGTATACGTAGAGGAGCAGCTAGAGGAGGGAAATGCCTTACAAAGACGAATCGAAGCAGAAGGAAGCTATCAGGAAAGCAGTACAGAAACATAGACAGGGTATTACAGAGGGTATTACAGAGGAGGGTATTACAGAGGGTATTACAGAGGAGGGTATTACAACTAATAATGTAATACCCAGATATGACTATGAGCTGACAGTTAAAGAGATTCTAACTCTTCATTACCGGAGGTTACATGACCAGGTAGACAGGTTCCCTTCCATCCCTTTGCCTTTTGGTCAGGCGTATTATGAAGCGTTAGCTGAACATAATCGAACATAAGACTAATAGTGCGTACCATTCACGAGTGCAAATTCTTATATTCCCATCTTGTTTCTTTTATTCTTTCTATCCACTACCAACAACACCCAACCACCATTATTACCAACCACACGAATAACACCAAGATAGCTCAAAAAATCTCACAATAAAAAATACCTTACTTTACATAATATGATAATAGCACATGAAGAATTAATCAACGAAATAATAGGCACTGATTTAGAGTATTTAGGGTTGGTATTAAGGGGCAGGATAGTTCGTGCTTTTACAGAGGAGAGGGGTATTTTATTAAATGACCGTTTTATTGAGCGGTTACTTCCTTTCTGGTGGTCTGATTATGTGAGGGGGAATTGATTGAAGTCCTGGGCGGCCAAAGAGATTATAAGTTGGCATTATGATATACGCAATTTCTTAAAGTATGTAAAGATACAGGAGCCAAACAATATTGCGTTAGAGTACCAATTATGGCCGCATCTGATTGATTTTTACTCTAATTTACGGAATCATCGGTTAAACATCTTATTAAAGAGCAAGCAGTTAGGTATAAGCTGGGCGTTTGCCATTCGGGCTATTTTAAGGATGTTTTTAAGGGAAGGTTCCAACATCCTGATGTTATCCAGTGGGGAGAAGGAAGCCCAGCAGCTATTAGCAAAGGCAAAGACTGTTTACTTCAATCTACCCGAATGGTTACAGGTACAAACCTTGGATTCCAATTCCACCGAGCAATTCGGGTTTAAGGGCATGAAGTCAATGATTACGGCTCTTCCCTCGACAGTTAAGGCTGGAATCGGGCATACGGCAGACTGGGTAATTCACGATGAGGCTGATTTTCACGACTATTTTGAGCAAAATCTCGGTCATACGCTTGCTACTGTAGCTGATGACCCCCATCGGGAGCTTACAATCAGCTCGACTGTGGATAAAACCAGGCCAGACAGCCCTTTCAAGAACCTTTTTAGGGCAGCTCAGAACAATTTAAACAACTTTAACCCCTTATTTTACCCTTATGATGCCCGCCCAGACCGAAGTGAGATATGGTACGAGGAAAGAGTCAGGGAAAATGAGTCTACACCCTGGGTTGTACTGCAAAACTGGCCCCGGAGTATAGAAGAAGCCCTCTCTCCCCAGTCGGCGACATCCTGTTTTAACCAGGATGTCCTCAATGACCTCTGGGATAATCGAATTGACAGCCCTCAAACTCGGCAAAACCACATTTTTATCCTTCATCCTCCGAGAGTTGGGGTTACATATAGCGCAGGCGTTGATGTTGGGGAAGGTGTTGGGCTTGATTACTCGTCTTTAACAATTCTTGGTAAGTATGGCATGGAAAGCGAGGTTTGCGCCCAGATTTACACCAATAAATTGGGGACAGATTTGTTTGCCTATGATGTCAATTCTTTATGCAGGGAATATTTTAACCCCAAACTGGCAGTAGATAATATCGGGATAGGCAGGGCGGTAGTTGATAAGCTAATTGAGCTTGGCTACCCCAATTTGTATCAGGATAAGAAGAAATATGGCTGGAATTTGACTGAGCCTAATAAGAAACATCTTGTTATCAAACTCGTGGAAGCTATCAATAACCGAAGTTTGATAACAAGATTCAAGCCTCAGATACAGGAACTCATGGAATATCAGTGGATAAACGGTAGGCCAGAACCAACAGGCAAAACGCACGGTGATACCGTAATTTCACTTATGCTGGCTAATGAAATGCTGAAATACTCAGGGGTAATCCGAAAGCCTACAATGTATATAGGTGGTGAGTTGGTACAGTTATGAAAGAAAACGAAATATTCCAATGGGCAACCGATAAACTCAATGGCAACCGTAGCATTAATGACCGCATGGATAAAGACTTCGATATATGGAACCAGAAGGAAACTAAGTGGGACACACATAAGACAGCTATAAATATCACACTCCCCGATGGCCGTTTGTTTGCTAACGAGGTCTACGCCAAGCTTATTGCTGCCGAGATGCAGATTATTATCCGCATGGCAGAAAGAGAAGGTGTAGATAATCGGGATGATGTATCAAAACAGGAGATGCTTCTCTCTTTTGCCCTTGAACAGGCTGATAGAAGGCTGGCACAGATGCTCCTTACACCCTTGCGAGATTCTTTAATTTGGTATGGATTAGTAAGGGGGTGGAGGTCAGCAAGGATTCTGGTATGGAAGGATAAAAATGGCGTTATATTTGATATTTTACCTCTGGACAGGAGATGGCTGGTCTGGGATGTTGGCAAGACTGGTCTATTGAGGGTGGGTTATATAACGTTTCGAAGCTCCGGTGAGATTGAAGAGGAATACGGCATCAAGCCTTCAAAGGGTGTTCTGAGTACTTTAAGGGGGTGGGCAGGTCTGCCCGAAAAGGATTATGTGGTAGTGGACTTCTGGGAAGGTAAAGAAAATACGGTAGTGTGCCACGACAATATACTTAAAAAAGCGACAAAACACAACCTGCGCCGATTGCCATTTGTGATTGTCCCTGTGGCAACTAGGCCCCCTGTTGTCTCTCAAGGAACAGATACCTCCTCTGGCTATGGGGATAGCATTTTTGCCCCTAACCGGCATATTTACGGAATAGATAGCAGGTTGGCTTCCGTTGAAGCCACTCATGCCAATCTATTAGCCAAGCAACCCATGATTAACTACTACGATGAACAGGGTATAAGCGACTTAAAAGAGACTATCAACCAACCTGAAGCTGTCCTCAACCTGCCTATGGGGCACAACAAATTAGAGTCAAGCCCTATGAAGGAAGTCTCTGTTACCTTGCTTAATCTGCGAGAGTTTATTGAGTCTAGGAGAAGGCGTGGGGAACTTCCATACCTTGAGTTGGGCACACCCCCTGCATCCGGGACTGCCTTAGCAATCGTTCAGGATGCGGGAGACCGTATCTTTGGTCCTCAGTTACGTAATCTCAACTTCTTCTACGCAAGAATGTGTGAGATGATAGAGGAACAGCTTATTGATGGTGGCTATAAGGTAGAGATTAAAGCTGAAGACAAGAAAAAATATTATTCAGCTGATATAACCCCCGTGGATTTGAAGAAACCACACACAATCAGGGTGGAATTTACAGCTACTACACCCTGGACCCAAATGGACACATATCAGATTGCCGATATGGCTAAGAGATTGGGGCTTCCAGATGAGTTTGTGTGGGAAAATATACTTAAATTAGCTGACCCCAAGAGATTACAGGGATTGGCAGCTATGGAACTGGCAGAACACAGCCCTAAATTTATGCTACTTAGGGCAATCCAGGAGTGCCTTGACCTTAAAAGATATGATGAGGCCAAGATGCTCATAAAAGACTTATACAATATGTCCATAATGGAACAGGGAGAAGCACGTGGAGAATTGGAACCAGGCGAAGCTGGTGAGGATGAAGGAACCCTACCACTTCCAGAGGAAGAGACACCGATTGGGGGAATACCCACGCCCGGCGCAGCCTAATACGAAGCAACCTAACCAGAAATTAAGAATCCAAGCTAACCGCACTATGGAATACTGGGATAAGGTTTACGAGCAGTATTTGAACAGAGGTAGCCAGAGTTCCTTTCATACAAATCTATCATTAGGGAGGTTGTGAGATGGCATCTTATGACCCTCTGGTTGGTGGACCCGAAACATACGGTGGTGAGGATGAGGTTAAGAAATATTATGATAAACTCAACAAGGAGTGGGAGAAGAGCCGTAAGGAACGGGCTAAAAGAAAATACTTATTGAAACTATCTCAGCTTGAAAAGCATATGCGCAGTGAGGCTGAAGCTCAGGCTGGCCCCCGCTATGATACTGCCTTTTATAAACTTTTAGGAGAGATGGGAGGTTCTCAACCTTATCTGGACTGGTTTGAGAGCCAGTTTTCTGGCTTACTTAGAAGATACTTGGCAGGAAGACCTGAATACTTTTACTGGCCCGGCAAAACAACCAAGGAAAAGGAGGAATACGAGGCTGGCTGGGCTGAGTTCCTGGAAAAAGAAAAAGGTAAAATGGAACAGAAATGGTGGGGCTTACGACCTTCACAACGTGGTGAGAAACCCTGGGCTTATGCGCCGAGGGTACAAACGGTGGAATATTAATGAGCTATTATGAATACGAGAGAAACCGTTTAAGACAGGAATATATAAGCCATGTACACAGGATCGAGGCAAAAGCTAAACGCATGTCCAGTCTTGCCACAACAGCGTACCTTAAGGGTATCCAGGCTCCAAGAAACCCTGCATCTATAAGCGCATGGAGAAATCAGTATAATCAGTGGAGAGATGAGGTTAGCCAGATTTCACGGGTGCGCATGGGAGCCTTGTACCCGAAGGGATATAAGGATGTCAGCCTTATGGATGCCTGGACTAGACTTGAGGGGAGCCACCCTGATATAGCCCGAAAACTCGAAGAGGGGATAAAGTGGGAAGAATACATCTCCGAGAGGTCAAAGGCACTCAATAGCTTCCTGATACACGCCGGCAAAGAGGGATACGAGACTCAGGCTCAAGCTGCCTGGTTTAATTTTAGAATGGACTTTCCCGACCTGTTCGAAAGGAAAGAGGAGAAAGTTGAAAAACCAGAAGTTGAGTATCAGGAACCAGTCGGGCCTCCTTCAGAATTACCCAAAGAACAACCTCTGTGGCCTGAACAGAAACAGGCTGCTATTACGCCAGGGCTATATGAAATAGAACTGGATGGCACTCCTGCTGAAGCTGAAATTAAAGAAGATTTATCCGTATGGAGAGGTGAAGAGCAGATAGGAGTCCTTGACCCCGCTACAAATGAAATTAAACCTGTTGGGGAAACTCCCGAAGAACCTGTAGAAGAGGAGAAATTTGAGGCTCAGGCTTTACCTTCTGAATTTCAAGCACTACCTACTGAAGTACAACAAAAATTTATAGCTCAAATTTCAAAAACCGAAGCTCCCAGTGTCGGGGAAACTGGCTTACAATTTTTGGAATTATTAGGCTACCCTATAGCTTGGGCAGCCCAACAGGGGGGGCAGATATTAACGGCTCCTATTAGACCATCGCCTACTGAACCTTTATGGAGACCACCAACAGAAGAAGAAAAAACTAAGGGTATTTACGCATTCCAACCTACCGAAGCTGATAAAAAGGCTTATGAGGAATGGGCAGACCCAGGGTGGGAGATACCATTTTTACCATTATTCCATTTACCGTGGACTCCCCCGGAGATGCGTGACAAAAAGTGGAAATTAGGTGTGAAAGGGCTTGCTGAGGAATTCACTATACTTCCACTGTGGTTCGCTGGAGGTATTGGTACAAAAAACACCGCCAACCTATTCAGGCAAGCTCAAAAGATACAGGCCAAACAGGTCGCTGGTAAAAGTATCACCACTTCAGAGAAAAAGATACTAGAAAGAGCCATTGAACAAGAAACTAAGATTTCCCAAAAGATTGCTGATACTGCCCCCGATTTAGTTAAAGTGGAGAGGATGTGGTCTGCTGAGGCCAAGAAAACTATACCAACATTTGATGAATCAGCCTGGTCATTCTGGCGAAGAGTTGAAGAGAAGATTACAGATAAATTTGCTGGTATAAACAAATTGACCAGTAAGGCTAAGGCACAATGGAGAAAATCTCATCCCACTCAACCATTCCCACTAGCCTTAGATGCTGAACTACACGCAGCCAATCTTGGTGGTGCTGCTGATGCTGGTATTCAAAGAGCGATGGATGCCTTTCAAAGGATGAGGCAAACCTTGGGAAATGATGTTTCAATAAACTATGTAGATAATTATCTGCACCTTAAACATAACCTTGATGTGCTTGCCATGCATCCTGCTCGTAAGGTAGCCGGTGGGTTAGAGGGAGCGGAAGGAATAAACAAGGCCCTCCTGCAAATGAAGGATTTGCTTGGTGCAGAGCAATTTACCAAAGTAGAAAATGCAGCAGGACAGATTGTAAATCATTATAGAACTTATCTACAAAGGTCAGTTGATTCAGGTTTGGTAAGTCAGGAGATGGCTGACGTGTTGGTCTCCAAGTATCCCAACTATAACCCTATTGCCTATCTACAGAGGATAGCCGACCAAACTGAAGGAAAAGTAGGAAAGGGTTTATCCGTAACAAAGAATGATATACGAGAACTATCTGAGTTGGGGAGTGAAGCTGCTAGGGAAAGGCCATTAAATACTTTAGCTCGGTTATCTATTGAGAAAGAAACTCTAATCCGTCGGAATGAAGCAGCCAAAGCTATCAGGGATTTAATAAAAGGCGATGAGCAACTACAAAGGCAAATTGCCAGATTACGACCCAATGAGAGGGGGATGCTTTCCTACATGGAAAATGGGGAGCGGCACACAGTTACAGTCCCCAAGTGGCTACAAACTGAAGCCACACTGCTCGGACAACTGGGATTTAAGGACTTGGAGAAATTCGCAGCGGCATTGAATGCTGCTAGTCGTTTTGGTATGACCACGGCCAACCTTGCCTTCTTTGTTCCCAATATGGCGGTGGACTCCTTAACAGCTATGATTACCTATGGGGTTGGCCCTGCTAGATTAGGTAAACGATTACTCCTGAACCTCAAGGATATAATCAAGGAAGATAAAGTTTTAGCCAGCTTAAGGCGTGAGGGTGGCTCGATGAGCGGCTTCTGGGGTAAAACACCAGAAGATATTGCCAAAGAGGCTACCAAACAGGGTATCCTTGTTTTAAGAAATAAATGGAATTGGAAGCGAGTATTGGGATTGCCCTTTGAGGCAATAACAAAAATCGGTCATGCTGTGGAGATGACACCCAGAAGTGCCGTTTTTGAACTGGAACTTAAACGGGGTAAGCTCTTGGATTATGCAGCTTTAGCAGCTAGGCGTTCCACTATTGACTTTCAGCGTTCAGGGACAGCTATCAGACAGGCTAATTCATTGTTTCTATACCTTAATGCCGGTGTGCAGGGTTCACTGATTCCCTTTAGGGCTTTAAGAGATTTACCGAGGTCTCGTATCTGGCTTGCGGGGTATATGGGGTTAATAACTGCCAATTATGCTTGGAATCGCCAATTTCCTGAGTATGAAGATATACCAGACTATTATAAGTATGGTGCTCTGCCTGTTATGCTGCCATCTCAGGAGTATGATAAGCGAGGTAACAAAGTCCCCCATTTTATCCTTGTGGTCCCCAATCTAAGAGAATGGGCTTTGTTTAGTGGCCCACTCACTTATGCTATGCGCAAGCTGGATAAAAAATCATCTGATGATTTCGGTCAATTCCTGCAAGCCTGGGTTCCACCACTTAATCCTGTTAGCCAAATAGTAGGTGAAGGCGGAATGCCTGTTCCAACACAAATAGGGCAGGTCATCACTGAGTTAGCCCTAAATAGAGATACCTTTCGGGGAAGGGATATTGTTCCCGAAGAATATATCAACTTGCCTCCCGCAGAGCAATACAATGAATGGACTACAATAACTGCCCGAACTATCGGTCAGACAATCGGCTACTCGCCAATGAAACTTGACTTTCTTGTTAAGGGCATATTGGGTGGATTAGGTAATCAACTTCTATCAGCTATGGATAGCGTGATAAAGAAAATCCAAGGCGAAGGTGGTGATGAAAGGATACAACTTCTATTAGGGCAATTACAGGGAATTCAATCAACCTCTGACCCGGATAAGATCCCGGCACTAAGAAAAGACTTTTTGCAATCTCTTACACCTGAAGATAGGGAAGCTGTGCTGAAATTAGAGATTAAGCCTAAAGATAGAATCCCGATTATCTCTGATATATTTAATCGGATTTACAGGGAAAGAGGCGGGCAAATATTCCTAACAGCCAAGGCAAATGCCAAGAAAGCCCTTGATAACGATAAGAGTTTTGAAACGGCTCAAGATGAACTTAATAAAAACGCTGAACAAAATGCACTTAATTTTATGAATGGTTCCATACCTGCGCAAACCTATGTGGAACTTTTAAGTGATTATCGTATGTACTATCATGGGCGGATGGCTGAGGCGTGGCGGTTAAGGGAGATGGCTGGAGCTATTGCAACTGCGGATGTACAGCCTTATCTACCTGAAGAGTATAAGTGGAAGCCAGAAGAGCTTGCCCTTCATCAATACCAGATGCTAGTTGACCAACTTTATGACCAACTGGCTGGAGTTGAAACTGACGAGAATGTATCTCTATTATGGGATAATGTAGATGCCTTTATCAATGCCATGGAACCTGACTTAAAGGATTACATTCTCAAGCATAAATATGATTGGATAAACGATTTACCCCCAGAAGCCCAAAAGGTTGAGCGAATGCATAAGGAAGATATGGATTATGCTAGCCAGTCGGGCTACTGGGATTTACCAACTCAACAAGAGCAACGAGAAAAAGGTATCTATAAGCCACCAGACTTGAGGGCTTTAGCCAGACAGAACGACGCCAAGTTAGATGCCATTTTGATATTCTGGTTTGACTTCTATTCGTCTCTTAAATCTAATGAAGCCTATCGCATATTACTGGAAAAGGCAGCTTATTTAGGTCGCCCATTATCGGCTATCCCGGGTTCAGCAAGGGTCTTACCCATAAGTTAAGTGGGCGGGCCGCCACTCCAAGGCGTCCAATCATCATCACCAGTAACGGCTTTAATAAGTAAAATCCCGATATATACAAAAATGCCAAGTCCGGCCAAGGCCCAAATCCAAGCTGAACCACCCTGTAAACCTAAATAGCATACTCCGATGATGCCAAGAAAAGTAAAGACTGCCAATAAAGCCTTCATACTTTCATAATAAATTATTTTACGGTTTTGTCAAGTTTTCTGGTATATCGAATACCCCCTACAATAGCCCTGAGACTTCACTAAATCAAAAATAAGGGCTACTAAAAATAAAACTAAGAGAATTCCACATATCAAGTACCATCATTTTGCTCGATAAATAAAAATAGGCGTAAAAGGGTCGAACGGCCAGCCTGTGAGCCATAATCACGGGCTTTTTTATTGCCCGTCTTTAAGGCGGGCAAATCCATTAAAGGAGGGACATAGTGAAGGACTTAGAGGGGGCTGAACCTCAGAAAGAGGTGGAAGCTAAGACTCCCGAAAAGGAGGCTAAAGAGCCAACTCCTACTGAGCAGAAACCAACTGTAGGGAAACTTTACACACAGGAGGACCTTGATAAAGCAGTAGGCAAAGCGACCTCAACAATAAATAAGCAGGTTACTTTGTCGAAGACTCAGGCTGATGCGGAAAAGGCCAGGGCTGACAGATTCGAGGGTGAGCTTGGCGAAATGCGCAAGGAACTTGATTCCTTAATGACCTTGAAGTTTGAGGATGACCCGAATGGGCTAAATGACTATAGGCGAAAGCAAGAACTCGCTCAACTGGCAAAGGGTATTGAGGAAAGGGAAGAGGGAGTTAAAAAGGCTATGTGGGCTATTCAAATGAGAGATACAGCTCAAGAGTTATCCGAAGAGCATGGTATTCCGCTTTCTGAGCTAAAAGAGTGCCAGAGTGAAGTTGAGATGCACAAGAAAACAACTGCCTGGTTAAAGGAACAAAAGCAAGAAAAGAAGTCTGAGGTAGAGGAATATCCTAAATTCGACTCTGCGATTTCCACCAGGTCTGGCTTGGAAGACTGGGAGCAGGTTAGGGCTGCTTATATTAAGAACCCTAACAATCCCGCTGTCTTTAAGCGATACATGGAAATGCGCAGGGAAAGGGATGCACAAAGATAAATAGGAGGAAAGGATGGCTATAACGACTGATACTGTTTTAGCTGATACTGTTCCTACTGTCTTGGAGAAGGCACGATTTACAGCTCAATTCAAAGCTATTATGGCCTCATTGTGCTGGAACATCAAAAAGGAACTCCATGACGGAAAGAACGTAAACGTGCCTTACTTCGGAACGGTCACGGCATCCTCCCTAACTGAAGGTGTGGATATGACCTCATCTGAGGATATGGAGGATACACTTGTAACCATTACTCCTGGTGAGGTTGGGTGCAAGATAATCCTGACCGATAAATTAGTAAGGGACAACAACGAGGACATCAAGGCTGCTGCCGGTCGTATTCTTGGCGATGCTATGGAATACAAGCGGGATTATGACCTGATAGGGCAACTTGACGATGCCACTACATCTTTGGGGTCGGGCTCAACTGCTTCAATGGGACAGATTGCTGCTGCCAGGGCACTTCTATCTGGTAATGCTGTCTCATCGGGTGGGCCAGCACCGCAACCCTATGCGGTTGTACTGCACCCATTCGTTACTGTTGACCTTGTTGATGTGCTAACACCAACAACCCCAGCGACTGAAACAGGTGCAGGGGGTGGAAGTCTTGGTGACCAGGTGTTACGCAACTATACCATTGGTAAGTTGTTCGGTATGCCTATCATCGAGGACGGCAACATACCAACTGGTACTTGTAAGGGTGGATGCTTCGCCACTGGCGAGGGTGGAGCTTTGATACTAGCCACTGCCGACGAGTGGTCGATTGAGCCTGAACGTGATGCTTCTCTACGAGCTACTGAGCTTAACATCGTAGGTGAGTATGGCGTGGGTGAATACTTGGCAGGTTGGATTGTGGAACTTTACCACGATGCAACTGCGCCTTCATAAGGAGGGTATAGAATGAGTTTTCCA